GTGGATTACAGGACGTGCTGATCGTGGCCTATGACGCCGATGGCTGTCTGTATATACGGTCTAGCAAGATGACGTGTGCCGAAGCGTTTTTCATGGCGAACAAGGCGATGCGCTGGGCCGAGTCAGGGGGCGAAGAATGACCGACCTCTACAACCGCTGCCTGCCGTACAGCCAGGATCGTTACCGCCAGGAAACAGCCAAGCGAAGCCAGATGATCGGCGCTGGCAGCACACCCAAGAAAACCAAGTGCGTGCGCTGCAAGGTATGGCGCACAACGGAAACCGGCAAGGAGACGGACAAGGGATTTGTCTGCCACGGGTGCCATAGCCCGAGGGCTGTTGCATGACCCTATCCCTTGCCATCGCGCAAATCCAACTGCGACCGCAGTACCACCCGAGCTATTCAATCGAGCCCAAGGGCGAATCCGGCCGGCCGATCTCGAAACTGCGCATCGCTCGCAAGCAGCAGTTGTACGAAATCAGCGTACGACTCGGCGAGGCCGCGCACGCCGACATTCTGGCCGAGATACGCAAGACAGATTCGAGAATCGGAAAGGACGACGTGCGCAAGATGCTGAATGAGTTGATCACCGACAAGCGGATGGGCAAGCGCACGGTTTATGGCGGTGGCAAGAAGGTTTTTTACAAGGCGAGTCCTGAATGAATAAATACGCCAAACAGTGGCTTGACCCGCGCTGGCAAAAGCGGCGTCTCGAGATCATGCAGCGCGATGAATTTCAATGTGTAGATTGCGGTGCAGACACCAAAACCCTGAATGTCCATCACATTTACTACAACCGAGGCGCCGATGTTTGGGACTACCCTGACCATGCTCTCGTGACACTTTGCAATGAATGCCACGAGGCCGAACATGCCGTAGGTGAATCATGCGAAAGAGCCCTAATTGACGCATTCAAGAAGGTCGGATTACGTTCTTCGTATCTTGGCGCAATTGCCTTCACTATCGAACAGGTGCAGGAAAAACTTGGCACAAAAAAGGCGAAATATCTTGTCGAGATCATGGATTTCATCCTCTTCAGGCCTGTCTGCGACGAATCGGCTTTCGGTGAAATTAAGGCGCTTTACGAGAAGCTAAAACCGAAAGGTTTTTTTGCTGACAAGGGCGAAGAATGAAGCGTCCATCGTTCCAGTTTTACCCGGCCGACTGGCGCAAGGATGCGGCCCTCCAGTCGTGCTGCCTACAGGCACAAGGCCTGTGGATCAACATCATGTGCATTGCGCACGAATGCGAGCCATATGGTCACCTAGTGGTCAATGGCAAGCCGATGAACCAGGCTCAGATAGGTCGGCTGGTCGGCGTGAGCCAGAAGGAAGCTGCGGCGTTGCTGCTCGAGCTTGAAGACGCTGGCGTGCTGTCTTCTGCTGACAATGGGGCGATATTTTCACGCCGCATGGTGCGTGACGAGGAAATTAGAAACGCCCGCGCTGCTGGCGGAAATAATGGCGCCGAACACGGGAAAAAAGGGGCCGAACACGGATCTAAGGGCGGCCGCCCTAGAAAGGAAACGGGGGTTAAAAACCCCCCTTCTGATAATGATGAAACGGGGGATAAAAAACCCCCCTTATATACCCCCCCTTCATCTTCTTCTTCATCTTCACCTTCGGTAAACCCAGAGGCTATAGCACACGGTGTAGTTAACTCAGCCGAAGGTACGTCAGCAGGCACTGTCTGCGCGCGCTTGAAATCCGAAGCCCGAATGACCGACATGAACCCGTCGCATCCAAGGCTGCTAGCCATGCTCGAAGCGGGAATGACGGCCGACGAGATCATTTCGGCCGGGATCGAGGCGGTAGCGAAGGGCAAAGGCTTTCTCTACGCCCTTGCCACCGCCGAAGGCCGACGCCGCGACGCCGCGAACGTCAAGCCACTGCCGGACAAGCCAGCCGGCGCAGTCACGAAAGCCGGGCAAGCGACAGCGGAAGCTGCTGCTCGATGGCTGAAATCCGAAGGAGAAATCGCATGAGCAAAATTCGTTTCGCCAAGGCGCTTTCCGCGCTTGCCGAGTACTACGGAAAGGAGCTTTCCGACGGCGTAATTTCGCTTTACTGGCAGGGCTTGCAGCAGTTTTCCGTCGATGAAATCGAGTCGGCAATTGGCCGCCATCTCCAGAACCCTGACAGCGGCCAGTGGATGCCGAAGATTGCCGACATCGTGCGGATGATCGAGGGTACGACGCAGGATGCCGCTGCGCTGGCCTGGGCGAAGGTGATGCGCGCAGTTGGCAGCGTCGGGCAGTACCAGTCGCTGGCATTCGACGACGTCGTGATTCATCTGGTTATCGACGATCTCGGAGGCTGGCCGTCGCTGTGTCAGACGAGCGAGGACGAACTGCCGTTCCTGGCCAAGCGGTTCGAGACGAATTACCGGGCATACCGTCGCCGCGCCGACGACATCCCGCCGCATCCGCGCTACCTCGTCGGCGTCTCGGAAATGCAAAACGTGGGCGCCGGTTTCAAGTCCGATCCGCCGCGCCTTGTCGGCGATCCAGAAAAGGCCAAGCGCGTGATGATCGGCGGTTCGTCGGCGCCTCGCTTGCAGGTCAGCAGTTTCGGCGAGCGCGCATCCGCCGAGGTATTGCGCTTGGTCGACCGTAAAGATTCGGCGGCCTGATGTGCGGAGCGCACCCATGCGACAGGCCGGATTGCACCTGGTCAGCGATGTTCCGGGAGGCATGTTGGCTGCGACACATCGCGAAGCAGCCGGCGGAATGGCGGGCGCAGCACTACGCGGACTTCGAGAAGAAGCACGGGAAGCCGGCGACGGCAGAACTGAAACGGAAGGTGGGAGAGGCATGGAAAACGCTGCAGCAACCGTCGCTTTTGTGATTCTCGGCGAGCCGGCCAGCAAGGCAAACAGCCGCAAGATCGTCAGCTTTGGCGGTCGACCGGCGTCGATCAAGTCGGACAAGGCGCGCAGCTTCGAGAAGTCGGCTGTCTTGCAGATCCCGAACGAGGCAAAGCGCATGCTGACTGGAAGGCTGCGCGCGACCATCCGGATTTTCTACGCCAGCGAGCGGCCCGACCTCGATGAATCGGTGGTGCTCGATGTGCTGCAGGCGAAGTTTTCCGGATCAGGAAAGAATCTGGTGTGCGTTCGCAAGGGCGTGTATCTGAACGATCGCCAGGTTCGAGAAAAACACGTATTCCACGCGGTCGACCGCAGCAATCCGCGCGTCGAGATTGAGATTGTTACTCTCGAAGCGCAACAGGCGGTGCTGCTATGAACGTGACGACTGACCGAGTATCAGCGGCGATCAAGGGGTATGTCGCCAGCGCAAAGCGCGACCACTTCACGACGCATGACATTGCCCGGGCCATGGGCGCCGAGGAATACCACGTCCGCATCGCTTTCAGCTGGCTGACCAGAAACCGGGTGATCGAGACAATTCCAGGGGTGCGCAGCGTGCGTTACACCGGCACCCACGGCGAGAAGTATTCGGCGAATGTGTATCAACTGGTCGCGGTTTCCGCGAAGCCGGATTTCGCGGCGTTGATGGGGGTGTTCTGTCGTGGGTAAATCGATGATCAATGAACAGGAATTTCTTGCTGTTATGAAGGAGCAGATCAACGCAGCGATGATAAAAGCGGCCGAGCCGATCATCAAGGCCGCGCTGATGGAGGTTGAGAAGGAAATGCGGGCGACGTTGGCGAAACACGTTCTAGCCAGGATCGATCAGACCGTCGACATGAGAACGAAGTCTGATCTAATCGTGTTTCAAATTAGGCGCGACGGGTTTTGATGTCTTCAAAGAAATCGGTATCTCGGGCAAAGGCCGGAACTTCTAAGACAAGCGCAAAAGACCGGCGCATTGCTTTTGTCGAGGCATATTTGTCCAATGGCAGAAATGCCACGGATGCCGCTCTGCAAGCGGGTTACAGCAAGGGGGGGGCAGCAAAGCAGGGGTACAGGATGTCCAAAGACCCCGTGATTTTGTCCATGATTGACCAACGTCGGACAGAAATCGCGACCACAACGGCGCTTTCGACCAATGAAATCATGGCGGACATGGCCCGGGCTCTGCGTTTCGACCCGCGCAAGTTGTACGACGAAAACGGACAACTGAAGCCGATTCACGAACTTGATGACGACACCGCGCTCTGCCTGACTGGCATTGAGACGGTTATCGTGAAGGGAACGGAAGGAAGCGAGACGCCGCTATTCGTGAAGAAACTCAAGTGGGAAAGCAAGGCGACTGCGCGCGACCAGGCGCTCAAGGTGTTCGGGATGTACGAGAAAGACAACCAGCAGAAGGCCGGAGCCCTCGATGGCCTGCCGCGCGAACTGCTGCTTGCTATGGTGCAACGGCTGAAGGCGCTCAATGGTCAGCGATGAAGAGCTGGATGCAATGCTCGCCGGGCTTCCGCCAGAGGCTCGCGCCGCCCTGCTCGAAGAGGCCGTGACGAAGCTATCGCTCAACAAGATCGCCGACTATCGGCCGTACAAGAAGCAAAGGGAATTTCACGAACTCGGCGCCACGAAACGCGAGCGCCTGTTGCGCGCCGGAAACCAGAACGGCAAGTCGTTCTGCGTTGGATCCGAGGCGTCCTATCATCTGACGGGCAAATATCCAGAGGCCGGAGATCCTGGATTTCCAGAGGGATGGAAGGGCCGGCGCTGGAATCGCCCGGTGGTGGTGTGGGCATCGGGGGAAACCGCAGAAGCGACCCGGGACAATCCCCAGCGCGTCTTGATTGGACTGCCTGACGAAACCGGAACCGGCGCCATCCCGGCCGACTGCCTGGGCGACTATGGCATGGCGTCGGGCACGGCCGACCTATACGACTACATCAAGGTCAAGCATTACACGAATGGCGTGTTCGATGGCTGGTCGTTTCTGCGCTTCAAGTATTACGCGCAAGGGCGAAAGAAGTGGCAGGGGCCGCCGGTCGATTTCGTCTGGTTCGATGAAGAGCCGCCCGAGGACATCTACGACGAAGGCTTGGCGCGAACCATCGCCACCGGCGGCATGGCCGCCATGTCATTCACGCCGCTGCAGGGCATGTCGACCGTGGTATTGCGCTTTCTTGGCAATGAGAAGACCGATGATCGCGCCGACATCAACATGACAATCGAGGACGCCGAGCATATCTCGCCGGAAGAGCGGGCGCGCATCATTGCCAGTTTCCCGGCCCATGAGCGCGAGGCGCGCGCAAAGGGTATCCCGACGCTGGGCTCTGGCCGCATTTTCCCGATTGAGGAAGATGCAATCAAGGTTGATCCGTTCCCGATTCCAGATCACTTTGCGCAGATCAACGGTCTGGACTTTGGCTGGGATCACCCGGCGGCGGCCGCTCGCTTGGCATGGGATCGCGACGCCGACATCATCTATCTGACGCACTGCCACCGGGCGCGCGAACAAACGCCTATCCTTTTCGCGCCCGCGGTCAAGGCGTGGGGAGATTGGATCCCCGTCGCCTGGCCACATGATGGGCTGCAGCACGATAAGGGGTCGGGTGAGGAACTGGCAGAACAATATCGCTCCACCGGGCTCAACATGCTTGAAGACAAGGCAACGCACCCGCCGGCACCGGGCGACGCCGAAGGGTCTGGCGGCAATGGTGTCGAGGCCGGGCTGATGGAGATGCTCGATCGCATGCAAACCGGACGGTTCAGGGTTTTCTCGAACTTGCCGCAGTTCTTTGAGGAATTACGCCTGTATCACCGCAAGGACGGCAAGATCGTCAAGCTGATGGACGACATCATTTCAGCCAGTCGTTACGCGCTGATGATGAAGCGCTTTGCGAGAACCAAGCCGCGGGCGGGCGGCGGAAGACGAACCACTGGAAGCTGGAAATCCGCATGATGTGGCCGCGTTTCCGTTTCCTGGCCATGTAGAAAATGATGACTGGCGCCTGAAAATCAGCCCCATCTAATCGGTGGGGTTTTTTATGCCTGTTCAAATCGGTGGCGCAAAAGCCTGGAAAGTGCGCCAGCACGGCGACATCGGCGTTTCGTTCCAGTGGGTGAATGACGAGCCGGCGATGATCCTGTTCCCGGCTCGGCGCTCGCTGCCCGGCGCTGGCGCTTACGTGATCTGCCTGTCGGCGGCATTCAGGTACGCCGACTCGAAGACCGGCGCGCCGACACCGTTTCTGGTGCAAGGCTCGGTCATGGCGGCCAAGCAGCTTGGATTTTCTGCGACCGACACCTTCGCTGCGCGCAAGATCGCCGAGGTGATCGTCGATAGCCTGCCCGATCTGGTCGACATGCCGCCCGAGCCGCAGCAATTCACGCAGGAACAGACGCAGGCTATCGGCGAGATGGTCATCAAGCTCGATGGCCAGACCATCCATGAGTCGGAAGTGACCGCTCCGACCGAAGCGGAATTGAACGCGGCATGAGCGAAGGCATGGAGAATGTTCGGGCATCATCGCCATTCGATGACCCGACTCGCTACGGCGGAACATCCGGTGTTGTCGAACAAGCGCCGCGCGCCGCTCATCGCCTGGACAGCGCGCCGTTGCAAAAGACGTTCCGCAAGCTGCAGGAATGGTACGACCAGGAGATGCAGCGCCAGGCGGCCAACCGTTATCAGCAGGCGCTCGACTGCGACTACTACGATGGCTTGCAATGGACGGAAGAGGATGCGCAGGCGCTGCTCAACCGCAACCAGGCGCCGCTGGTGTTCAACGAGATCAAGCCGACGATCGACTGGATGATCGGCACCGAGCGCCGGACGCGCATCGACTTCAAGATTCTCGGACGCGAGAAGAGCGACAATGATTCGGCGAATGCCAAGACGCAGTTGTTGAAGTACCTGGATGATACCAACAAGGCGGCGTTTCATCGTTCATACGCCTTCTCTGATGCCGTTCGCGCCGGGGTGGGCTGGATCGAGATCGGGCTGCGCGGCGACCCGTCAGAGGAATTGCTGTACCAGCGCCACGAATCATGGCGCAACATGCTGTACGACTCGAACGACCTGACGCGCGACCTGTCGGAAGCGCGCTATGTTTTCCGCTGGAAGTACCTGGACGACGACATTGCCGAGGCGTATTTCCCGGAGCGCGTCGATGTCATCCGCAGGTCGGTGATCGATGGCCTGTCCATCACCGGCCAGGACGGCGACGAAGATATTTTCTACATGGGCGCCCGCGTCACGGCGCCCGGCCAGGATTACGCCGCGGCGACCACCGGCAAATACACGCCGATCAACCATTCGGCGCTGGCCTGGTCGAATCGCTCGCGCGTCAAGATGATCGAATGCTGGTTTCGCATGCCAGTGCTCAAGAAGAAATTTTCGAGCGGCAAGATGCTTGGCGTCGATTTCGACAGCGGCAATGCAGAGCATGTCGCCATGCTGCGCGCCGGGGCCAGTGTCTTCGACAAGCTGGAGATGGAGATTCGCTGCGCCATCTTCACCTCGGCCGGCCTGGTGTGGGAAGGCCCGAGCCCGTACCGGCATGGGCGCTTCCCGTTCGTTCCGGTCTGGTGCTATCGCCGGCAGCGCGACAACGCGCCCTACGGTGCCATTCGCCAGATTCGCGACCCGCAGGACGATCTCAACAAGCGGCACTCGAAAGCGCTGTGGATTCTGTCGAGCAACCAGGTCGAGATGGAAGAAGGCGCGGTCGACGACATCGAGGATCTGCGCGAGGAAGTAGCGCGCCCGGATTCGGTGATCGTCCGCAACCGTGGCAAGGAACTGAAGGTCACGCGCGACAACCAGTTGGCCGAAGAGCAGTTGATGCTGATGGATCGCGACGCGAACCATATCCGCAACGTGGGCGGCGTCACTTCCGAGAACCTGGGCCGGCAAACCAATGCCGATTCCGGAAAGGCCATCGGCTTGCGCCAAGACCAGGGCAGCGTCGTGACTGCCGAGATTTTCGACAACCTGCGCTACGCCGTGCAGCTGCAGGGCGAGATCGAGCTTTCGATGGTCGAGCAGTTCTACACCATGCCCAAGGTGGTTCGCATTCTTGGCGAACGCGGCGCGGCGAAGTATCACGAAATCAACAATGTTGATCCGGATACCGGGGAGACGCTGAACGACATCACCGCCAGCCAGGCGGATTACGTCGTGTCCGAGCAGGATTTCAAGTCATCGCTGCGACAAGCGATGTTCGAGAGCTTGTTCGATATTGTCGGTCGACTGGCGCAGATGAACCCCGACGTGGCGCTCAATCTGCTCGATCTGGTGGTCGAGATGGCCGACCTGCCTGGGCGTGATGAACTGGTGTCGCGGATTCGCAAGATCAATGGCCAGCGTGACCCGGATACCGACCCGACGCCGGAAGAGATGGCGGCGCAGCAAGAGGCGGATGCCAAGAAGGCCGAGTCCGAACAGCTTGAGGTGGATCGCCTGCGCGCCGAACTGGAAAACCTGCGGGCGAAGACCAAGGACTTGATTGCGGCGGCCGTCAAGAAGGGAACTGAAACCGCCTATGCAGCGATGCAGGCTGGCCAGGTCATAGCCACCATGCCGGAAGTGGCGCCGATCGCTGACAGCGTGATGATGGAGGCGGGGCATCAATCGCCGAGCCCGGCCGGAGACGACCCGAATTTCCCGGTGCCGCCGACTGCCATGCAGCAGCAAGTCGACTTCCCGACCAACACCAGCCCAATGCTTCCGGCGACGGCCGGCACTGGAGAAATGGCCGGAATTGAAACCCAGCGCGCCGATGGCGTGATTCAACCAAAGGAGTAGGAAATGGCTAAAAAAGGCACAAGTGGAATCATTGCAGAATCGGACGATGACTGGAAGGTGCGGCGCGACCTGGAAACCATGATCGAGTGCGAAAAGATCGAGAAAGACCCGAAACGCATGGCCAAGGTGCGGGCGCTGGCGAAACAGAATTTGCTTGAAATCGCAACGATTGCCGCCGAAGGCAAAGACAAGTCCTGACCGACTCACCAATTTACCAACCAAGGAGCAAGAGTTCATGGGTATCAAAGACGAAGAACTGGAAGGTCTATCCGACGAAGAGCGCGCCGCGCTGGAGGATGACGACGATGAGTCGGAAATTCTCAAGGGCATTGCCGGCGATGATGACGACGACAGCGACGATGACGAAGACCAGGATGATGACGGCAAAGGTGCTGCTGCCGCTGATGATTCTGGTGGGGCCGCTGATGATGCTGACAAAGGCAAAGGTGCAGCCAGCGATGCCAGCGCCAATGATGGTGATCAAGCAGCCGCCAAAGCGCCGGCCGTAGCCGAAGAGTTCCAGCCGGAATTCAAAGCGGCCGCTCCGGAAAACCTGACGGATCGGCTTGCTGAACTCGACCAGAAGGAATCCGACATCGAGAAGAAGTTCGATGACGGTGAAATCGATCGTGACGAACTGCGCAGGCACCTAAAGGTGATTTCCGAAGAACGCCAGGACTTGAAGATTGCCGATGCACTGGCGAAGCAGGCCGGCGAGCAAAATTCCGACATCAAGGCGCAGCGCTGGCAGTGGGAGCAGGAACGTTTCTTTGGCCAGGACAAGGCGTCGATCTACAAGGACGACCCGATCACGCTGGCCGCGCTCGATGCCTCGGTCAAGCAACTGGCTGCCGATCCGGCGAACAGCAGGCGCCCGCCGGGCTGGTTCCTGGAGGAAGCCGATCGCCGTGTTCGTGAGCGGTTCAACCTGGGCGGCGCCAAGCCGGCCGAGTCCGATACATCGAAGCAGCGCCAGCGCCAGCCCGATCTATCGAAGGTGCCAAAGACCTTGGCGCAATTGCCGGCGGCAGAAATGGCCGAGACTGGCGATGTTGAATTTGCGTACCTGGACAAGCTGGAAGGCATGGATCTGGAGCGCGCTCTACGCAAGCTGACGCCGGAGCAGGAAGCGCGTTACCTGGGGGCTGCGGCCTAACATGAGCATGAAAGTCGACCTCCGCGTAGGCGAGCAATTGGCATTCAACGGTGGCCAGATCGTCATCACGCTGCTGGAGAAATCAGGGCAGCGGGCGCGTATCGGCGTGGAGGCCGACGATTCGGTACGGATTCAGTTGCCATCACGCGAAAGCCATGATGTTTCACTCGACGCGCCAGAAAAAATGATGGCTGGCGCGGTATAAATCGTTTCACCTGCCCAGCAGTCGGGGGCGTTTAAAAGTCGGGTGCGCAAGAGTGCGCCTTGGGACAGAGGTATTTTCCAAGGAGTTCACTCATGCCTCGTACTATCGTTGGAGCCGGCGACGCAAAAGCCGTCAAGAAGTATTCAGCGTTCCTTGCGGTCGACACCAGCCGCAAGAGCTATTTCAACAAGAAGTTCATGGGCGTGGGCGAAGATGCCCAAACCCCGCTGCAAACGCTTCCGCACCTGGAAAGCGATGCCGGCGATCAGGTCAGCTATGACCTGGTGATGCAGTTGAAGATGAAGCCGATTCAGGGCGACAACACCCTGCGCGGCAAGGAAGAAGACCTCAAGTTCTACACCGACAGTCTTCTGATCGATCAACTGCGCGGCGGTGTGAATACCGGCGGCAAGATGACCCGCAAGCGCACCATCCACGATCTGCGCAAGGTCGCCCGCGTTCGCCAGTCCGATTGGTGGGCTCGCCTGTTCGACGAAACGCTGTTCATGTACATGTCCGGCGCCCGCGGCATCAATGCCGACTACATCGAATCGCTGGATTTCACCGGCTACGCCGGCAACGCCTTCACGGCGCCCGACACCCAGCACTTGATGTATGGCGGCGATGCAACGGCGAAGAACAATCTCGATGCGACCGACAAGATGTCGCTGGCCTTCATCGACCGCGCGGTAGCCCGCGCCGAAATGATGGGCGGCGGCACAACCGGCATTCCGGCCATGCAGCCGGTGATGATCGACGGCGAAGAGCATTACGTGCTGGTCATGCAGCCGTGGTGCGAATACGACCTGCGCACCGGGGTTGGTACTGGCGGCTGGCTCGACATCCAGAAGGCGGCCGCCGCTGCCGAAGGCAAGAACAGCCCGATCTTCAAGGGCGGCTTGGGCATGCACAACAACGTGATCCTGCACAAGCACAAGGGCGTGATTCGCTTCGGTGACTACGGCGCAGGTGCCAACGTGTTGGCCGCGCGCAATCTGTTCCTTGGCCGTCAGGCTGCGGTCGTTGCCTTTGGTTCGCCCGGCACCGGTCTGCGTTTCGACTGGAACGAGGAACTGGAAGATCGTGGCAATCAAGTGGTCATCACCACGGCATCGATCTTCGGCGTCAAGAAGTCGCGTTACACGGTCGACGGCACGGCCTACGACTTTGGCGCGATCGCCATGGACGCGGCTGCGGTCGACCCGAGCTAACCCCTGCAACCACACAGACCATAAAGGAGAAACAGAATGGCTCTGCTCAAGACTGATTACGCGAAAGGCGTAATCCCCACGCCGGTTGCGGTTGGCTGCGAAGTTGTCGTTTGCCGCGCCGAATTCAAGTTGTCCGGCGATCTGTCGGCCGGCGATCTGATCCAGATGATGGATCTGCCGGCCGGCCACGTACCGGTCGACATCATCCTCGACAACGATGCGCTGGCGGCCGGTACGGTTTCGGTAGCACTGGCCAACAGCGGCAAGACCGACATCGACACCACGCTGTCCGGCGGCGCGGCCTGGCTCACCGGTGGCGCTGTCACCGCGGCCAACGGCTTGCGCGGCGATGCCGCCGGCCTGCGCGCCATGTCGCGTTGCGCGCCTGACCAATCCGCCAATCGCCCGGTGGTCGTCAAGATCGTTACCGATACCACGGCAGTAGCCGGAACTGTCGGCCTGACGTTGCTCTACCGGTCGGCTTGATCGTTTGACCAGATGCCGCCTTGGCCACAAGTCGAGGCGGCTTTTTTTTGGGGAAAATCGTGAAAATCGAATCAATTATTCGGCGCGCAGCAGGATCTACTGTAATCCTCGGCTCAAATACCTATCGTTTCCTTCCCGGTGACGATGGCCGGCATGTGGCGGAAGTCGAAGACGAAGGCCACATCGAAGTCCTGTTGGCAAACCAGTCATTCCGGGCGGTCGCAAAAGCCCCGGCCGGCGAGCAGGACACTACGATTCCTGAAAAGAAGGATTCGCCAGAAGCCAATCCGAATGGCGATCCTGTTGCCAAGAAGCGTGGCGGCCGCAAGGCAAAAGCCCCGGCCGGCGAGCAGGACACTGGTGAAGAAAAGACCGGAAGTGAAGGCTGACTAGATGAACCGTAGGGGTCTGATCACCGCTTGCCGTCTTGAAACGCAGGATACGAAGAAGCCGTACCTGTGGAAAGACGAAGAGTTCAGCGACGGGCTCAACGAGGCCGCCGAAGAAGCGTGTATTCGCGGGCGACTGATCGAGAAAGAGGACATCGAACTTTCGGCCTCGGTGGGCGATCCCTACGTCGTTATTCCGGAATACGCCTGGTCGATTCAGCGCATCACATTCAACGGACGCAAGTTGCTGTTGCTCGACAAGCAGATGCTTGATGAATGCGAGGGCGATGCCTGGGAAGAGCGCACCGGAACGCCGGTCGCCTGCTATGAGGTTGGCGGGAAACTTCGCTTTTACCCGATCCCGGATGCCGATGGGGCGGTCAAAGTGCATGCCTTCTGCACGCCAGAAAACCCCATGGAAGACGACGAAGACGAGCCGGAAGGAATCAAGGCGCGGCTGCATGGGAAGCTGGTCGATTGGGCGCTGCACTGCGCCTATTCCAAGAAGGATGCCGATACCTTCGATGCCAACCTGGCAGAAGTTCACGAAGGAAAGTTCGAGCAGGTATTCGGCCCTCGTCCTGACGAAAAGGCGATGCGCCGATTGCGTATCAACGTCAGGCGATACATCAGGGGGTATCACTTCTGATGCGCCTCAAGATCGCCGACCACTCGCTGTACGTCGATAACGTTTTCCTTTGCTACGCAGGAGCCGGAAATGGACGCTCGGATTTACAACCTGGCCACTATCCGGTCAGCACGCAATACGCCCACGTCCATGGCAAGACGCTGGCCGATGCCGTTGGACTCGGATGGATTGGCGCTGCTCGTGAGTGCGACATCGTTCTGGGTGGCGTACGGGGCCGCAGTGGCCCGGTTCCATCACCAACTGCTCTCGGCCGCCTTCTCGCCCTTCTCGAAGTAGCGGAAGACCGGGGCGAGCCGGTGACGCTGGATGTGGTGTGATGCAGATTCGTGCGAACTGGAAACGGTTTTTGCGCAAAGCATGGAGCGTGCGACTGCTGACCATTGCTTCCGTGCTTTCTGGCTGCAATGCGATCCTCCCCTACACCGAGGAGTTCATGTCACGCCGCACCTTCGCACTGGTTTCGTTCTTCATCGTGACCGGGGCGATGTTGGCGCAGCTTGTTGTTCAGAAGAGTTTGCAAGATGACTAGCCGCTACGCCTCGCGCAAGTTTCTGATCGCCATAGCAACCATTGTATGTGCGCAGTGGTCGCTGATCGAGTTGCTTATCAGCGGCGAGCAGTACAAGGTCATTGTGATCGGCGTGCTCGGGCTGTATGGCCTAGCCAATGTGGCACAGAAGGCGGTGGCGAAGTGATTGCCAAGTACCCGCGCACCTCTGCCGCCGTTCTCGCACTGTCTGCGCTTGCCTTCGCTGGCCGGGCGCTGCATGAGGACTATACGGAGCAGGCTGTCATCCCGATTCCCGGCGACCGCCCGACCATCGGACTCGGCTCGACGTTCCGCGATGATGGAACGCCCGTCCAGATGGGCGACAAGATCACGCCGCCACAGGCGATCCGCCGGGCCGTCAAGCACATCGGCGGCGACGAAAAGCGGTTCAAGCAGTGCCTTGGCGAAGGCGCAGAACTATATCAGTACGAGTACGACGCATACATGAACCTCGCCTACAACGTCGGCTATGGAGCGGTGTGCAAGTCTTCGATCATAACCAAGATCAATTCCAGGCAGTACGAAGCCGCGTGCAACACGATCCTAGATTTCTACAAGGCGTCCGGGAAAGATTGCCGTGTTCGCTCAAACAACTGCTACGGCGTCTGGCTGGACAGGCTTGAAACCAACAAGCTGTGTCTGACCGGCGAATACCCGGCTTCGTGGGGGGCGCAATGATACCTATCCCGCCAAGCCTATCCCCTGCGGCTTTCATTGTCGCTTTCCTGATCGCCACGAACCTTGTGGCCTTCGGTGGCTGGAAGCTGACTGCCGACAACCTGACTCACACGCGGGCGCAGCTTGCAACTTGTGAGGCCACGCACAAAGCCTTCGTCGACCAGACGCGAGTGCAGGGCGAGCAGGCTGAGAAATCCAAGAAGGCCGTTGAAACCAACAACCGGAGAATTGCCGATGAAACCGCTCATGGATTGGCTTCTGCACTTGATGTTGTTCGGAATGATGCTGCTCGCCGGGTGCGCCAGTCAGCCGCAGCAGGTTCCGGTAGCCGTGCCGTGTCCGAAGCCGGCAAAGCCGCCGGAAGAACTGCGGCAGACGCCGAAAACAATCTACCTCCTGCCGAAAGACTCGTTGCCGACTGCGCAGAAACGACCTTGACGCTGGTGTGGCTCCAGCACTGGATTACTGAAACACAGGACGCAGCAAATGAGTGACCCCCACGGTTTCCTCGCAGAGCACTTCCCACGCATCTATCTGTGGCTGATCGACATGCAGGCGGATGCGCATTTTCTGGCGCTTGGCATGGTCTCGTCACGCGATGCCGTTAACCCTGCGGACTGGCTCAAGATCATCATCGGCGTCGTGGCGTCTGCCTGGATTTCAGCCTACGCGACCGGAGAGCGCACCGCCGTTGAAGTCAAGCAGTATGCCGCAGCACAAGCTGAATTCCGCCAGGAAGTGCGCCAGTACATGCGGGAGCAGGCGGCCGAATTGGCCGCACTGCGCGATCGTGCGACCCGGACGGAAACACAGATGCAGGCAAACAGCATGAGCAGCGAACGCGGCGCATCGGCGAGGGCAAGATGAAGCGCGCCAAGCTCAACTGCCTGATCGTCGCCGTCTGGCTATGGCTGGAGGCACGCGGGCGCTCCTACTTGTGGCTGCGCAGAGCAAACTCGTTTTTCGGGCTGCTTCCGCACTTCGGAAACTCGGAGCGAATCGGGTTTCGATCATTCAGGACAATCGAGTATCGGCCTCCCAATGGAAGGCTGTGGAGCAAGGACGATCTCGGCCTGATGTTTCGCGGTCACTACGCGGTGACGCACTTCAAGATGGTTTCGGTTCGCCGCTGGGCGACCAAGGAACAGGCTATGGCCGACCACTATTTCGGGGCGCATGAATGAGCCTGTACATCCCTTCCGCGCCGTTCTATCACCTGCTGTGGATATTCCTCGGCTCGTTCGTGATCGGGCTGCTGTTCGCGGCGGTTGCCGGGGCGCTTGCAACGGTTGTTGAGCAGTACATCGCGTCGGATTCAGGACTCAAGGACAACACGCATGGCAACTAAGCAAACTATTGACATAACGCGGGGCGATACGTTCTCTATGGTTGTCCTGTGGGAAGACCGCGATGTGATCGTGCGCAAACCGATCACTGCAATCTCTCTTGCCAGTGGCGCCCCCCGACTTACTGTAGCGGCACATGGGCTGCCGTCCGCATGGCGCGGGTACTGCACGCTGGTCGGTGGCATGCGGGAAATCAACGCCGAAAACATTCCTCCGCTGGACAGCGACTTCCACGAAGTAACCGTCATCAATGCAGACACCATCGAGCTTAATGGCGTCGACCCGGTTAACGACAACGGAAGAGAGTGGAGCGCCTATACCTCCGGCGGATTCTTCAACTTCTATGCGGTCAAGGACTTGTCGTCGGCCTCCGCACGCATGCAGATCAAAACCAAGGTGGGCGGCGATCTGATTGCTTCCTCGGAAGCTGCGGATACGCCACTCGACATTATCGACATCTACGTGTCGCCAACCAACAAGCGCACGACGATTGTTATCCCGGCAGCGGCAACGACTGCCCTTGTTGCAAAAAGCGGCGTAACGAACCTGGAAATGGTTGAAACCGGGGACGTGGTGACGAAGCTGAAGCTCACGAACACGCCGCGATACGAACCCGACCCCGTTCGCATCGTCGGTGAAGTAACCACTTAATTTTAAGGAGAAGAACCATGAATCATAGTGAAAAAGGCTTCGCCGCAAACGGTAGCGGTGCTTTGGTATCGAAGGATTCCGTGATGCACGAAGACGCCGAGGCCCACGGCATTTATCGTGTCGTTGCCAGCGGCCCGGTCGAACATCTGCGCGATGAGTACGTAGCTCTGCGCGACCGTCTAACGGCAAAAGGCGTTCGAGCCTTCTTTGACCGACTGCTTAACGGCGCGAAGTTGCTCCGCGACTTCATGGCGATCCCAATGGAACAGAAGTGGGCGGAAGACTGCCCGAACGTCGTCACCACGGTCGGCAAGAACTACGCGCTGGATGGCTACCTGCAAACGGCCGTCACCATCGTCGGCCCCTACATGGGCCTCATCAATACCAATGCCTCGGCTGCGGTCATCGGCGACACGATGTCTTCGCACTCAGGCTGGCTTGAAGTCGGCGCTACGAACGCCCCGACCTACACTTCGCCGCGCAAGACGTGCGCGTGGTCTGCCGCATCGGCCGGGTCTAAGTCGCTGTCCTCTGCGCTGTCGTTCTCGATCACGTCATCGGGTACGGTCGGCGGCTGCTTCCTCGTCCTTTCGACCGGCGCCGTCAGCACCATCGACAACACCTCGGGCGTCCTGTACTCGGCGGGCGCATTCACCGGCGGCTCGAAGGTTGTCAGCAACGGCGACACCTTGTCGGTTTCCTACACCGCCTCCCTGTAAGGAGAAACACCATGGCTAAATCGAAATTCAAGATCGGCGACGAAGTTTGCGAACTTCCGAAGCCGGTTGTGCGCGGCACTATCGTCAAGATCGGTATTTGTCCCGCCGAGGGCGACCGCCAGTTCCTCGTCGAGTGGCCGGATGATGATGGCGACGGCGAACCGCAGCAACGCTGGTTCAACGAAGACCAGATCGAGGCGGCAAATGGCTAACTCAGTCATCACGCTTGATGATGTGCCGAATGTCCTAGAGAAACTGGAGACGCGGTTCTTTGACATCCCGTTCGAGAACTCTGCTTTCCAGACTCAGGCGTTCGTGATTGCGGCGCAGCAGACGCCGGCCAGGGCGTACCGGGCTATCGGCCTGCGGGCGTTCAATCGGGTGCAAGCGGTCAAGGGGTACATGATCAGCAAGGAGCGCACCAAGATCGACATCGAGGAAAAGGAAGCGAAGATCGCTGATCCGGAAACCTCGGAATTCGACCGCCGCCGGCTGCGACTAGACATCATCGAAATCCGCGAAGGCGAAAAGTACAGCGAGAAGCTGCTGAACGACGCGCTGACCGAATTGAACCTGCTGAATGCGGAGCTTGCCAAGTACCCGGAATACACGCGGGCGCAGTTCGAGGCGGAAGAACCCGCGCACTTCGAGGCGAAGCTGACGCGCCAACTGAACGCCCCTGGTGCCCATGAGGCCCTGGCGAACATGCGCAACGACCTTCCGGGGTTCGACAAGGTGATCGCGCTGGCCGCTTCGCACATTCCGGCGCTTGAAGAAAAGGCCCGCTGACCATGCTGTTCACGCCGCCGCAATCGTGGAACTGGCAGGCCAGTAACGTAGCGTCTACACGCCCAGCGGCAGCGCGGGGAACTACCGTTACGCCAGGAACCGGCGGAAGTTTTGGGTCATGGGCAACTGCGCTGTCCGCGCTGGGGTCCGAGGCGTTCGGTATCCTGATACATATAAACAACGGCGCTACCTCTGCGACGACGCGCAATCATCTGGTCGACATCGGGATCGACACGGCGGGCGGCACCAGCTTCACGACGGTTATTCCATACTTGCTCGGCGGACACGCCGCGCCGGCAAACGTCGGTGGCATCTTCTACTACTTCCCGCTCTACATCCCTGCGGGCGCATCCATCGGCGTGCGGGCCATCGGCACCGTAGCGACAACGCTCAACGTGGCGATCACTGTATTCGGAAAACCACGCCGCCCCGACTCGATCATGTGCGGAACAAAAGTCGAGAGCTTCGGCCAGACGACTGCCTCGGCGACCGGAACCACCGTGACCGCCGGAACGACATCTGAGGGAGCATGGACGCAGCTTGGCTCTGCGACAACGCGACCGCTGTGGTGGTGGCAGACCGGGCTTACCTGCGTCGACACGACAATGACGGCCAACGCACATACGCTTGACCTGGCCTCCGGCGACGCGACGAACAAAGACATCATTCTTGAAAACGTACTGTCGATATGGACCGCAGCAGAGCAGATAACGACGCTCGCAGCCTACATTCCGTCATTTGACCGGACGGCAGTTGGAGAACTCATATACGGTCGCGTCCAGTGTTCCGGCACGGCGGATTCGGCGCTTTCCATGATGGCATGGGGAATGGGGTAAAGCATGGCTATTTCCGAAGCCTACACAAGCAGCGCGACGATCTCGACGACTGAATACAGCCTGCCCAATAACTCGACCACACTGGCGGCGATCACGACTGACGGCGTGTATCAGGTCTTTCTCGACCTCGCTGCGCTGACGACCACTGAGGAATACTTGATCCAGGTCAAGGAGAAGGTAACGAGCGGCGGCACGCAGCGGGTCGTTTATTCGGCCACGGTAGTCGGCCTACAAAGTGCTCCGGCATGGGTATCGCCGTCGCTGATCCTGATGAATGGGTGGGACGTTACGGTGAAGAAAGTCGCAGGAACCGACCGCAGCATCGGCTGGTCCATTCGTCAGGTAGCATAGGATGTCGTGGGCGTTCCAGCCCCTCCTGCCGGCGTCAGTACAGCAACAGAGCGGGCCGCAGACGCACAATGTCGGCGTCTCGGAATCCTGCTCCGCGGCCGACACCAAGACCGGGTCAGTGCCTTACGCTTCGGCAATCACCGAAGGAGGCGTGCCGTCCAGCCCGAACGTCGGGTACTTGGCCGGGGCGTCAGGGTCGTTTCCACCGTACTCCAAATCGAACGTGGGAAGGTTCCGCTTTGATACCGAGACGTTCGGCCAATCTTCGGCGTTACTCAGTCCGTGGAAGCGCAATGCAGTTGGCTTCGGAGCAGCGACCAAGGGGTACATGGTTGGCGGCTACGATAATAGTGATTTCGTATCTGGAATTCAGTCACTTGTCTTCGCCACCGAGGCATGCTTGCCGCTCGGCGCCTCTTTGGCGATACCAAGCTCGTTCTGCGCAGGGGTATCGTCGTCTGCTAGAGGGTACGTTTGCGATGGAGGCGGGACAAGTCCGCCAACCGGAACGGTAGAGGGGTTCCGATTTGATACGGAGGCTGTTGTTACTGTCTCTGCAACACTCAACGTACCTCGTTGGTTTGGGGCTGGCGTGTCTTCGTCAGCCAGGGGGTACATCGCAGGCGATGACTACGCTGGCACAAACGCAATCGACGGCCTGCGCTTCGACACGGAAGCCGCAATCACTACATCGGCTACGATCAGCACCACCGACCCAGGAAGACTAAATACCGCATCTTCAAGCACTCGCGGGTACTGGTGCGGAGGGGTCTACGACGCTACAGATACAACACCCGACTCTCTAGGGGTCGACGCTATTCGCTACGATACCGAGGCGGCGGTAAATCCATCCTCAACGCTTGCGTCCCCACATATAAGTGGGGCTGGGCTATCTAGTTCCGTTTATGGCTACATCATCGGTGGAGATACGGAACTGTCGGTTGATAAGTTGCTGTTTTCTTCAGAAACCACCGCTTCGTTAGCAGGGGTGCTCGGCGAAACGTGGCAGTCTCCGTGCGGGTTTCAAGGGGCGCGCGCGTCAGCGTATGACCTAGCAGAGCTTGTTTCAACGGCTACTGCAACTGCGGTAGGGAGCGCAAATGACGCACCGGCATGTGCCAGTTCCGCAGACAAACAGGTTGCTTTCTACGCCGGCCCTGCTGTAACCAACCGGGGGTACTTCTGCGGCGGGTACGACGGCGGGTCGAATATCAGCACGATTCGCGTCCTTGACTATCAGACCGAGGGTGCGACGACGGCGGGCATCGCCCTGAACACTGCGACACGACAAGCCGGTGGGGCTGCATCCGACTTCAAAGGGTACATTGCCGGTGGCGTGTCTGCGCTTACGCGCATTGAAGCAATTCAGTTCGCCGACCAGACGCGGGCGGTGCTAAGTGCGGTTCTTCCGACAGGAATAGGAAAGCAGGGGAGCACAGAATCAGACCTGGCTGGGTATTTTTCTGGCGGCGATACGGGCAGCTACTCGAACGTCCTGCACAAGATTCTGTTTTCCACCGAGGCGACTTCGACGCCATCGGCCACGCTATCTGCCAACCGGCTTGCTCCAGCCGGAGCAAGTTCGGCAACCAAGGGCTATGTCGCAGGCGGCGAAGAGGTTGGCGGAACGGAGGTAACGACAAACGAAGCAATCACGTTTTCGACAGACGCCATAGCGACACTTGGCGCGGTGTTGTCGACTGCCCGTGCCGCCTTGGCCGGCGTTCCTTCCGGCACGTCGGCCTACTGGTGCGGTGGGTTTACCCTGTCTTCAACCTACGACAACTCGATCAGTCGTTTGCAGTTCTCGAACGAAACAAGCGTCGCCGTGACCGCCACCTTGGCATCGGGCAGGTCCATGATGGGCGCCGTGAATTCGTCAAGCAAAGGCTATCTTGGCGGCGGCCTTAATGGATCATACCTGTCGGCGATACTCGCGCTGACTTTCTCCGGGGAAACAACGGCATCGCTGGCAGCAACCATGTCGACGACGGTCGGTGGCGCGACAGGCATTTCCTACAACGCAGGCGGAACGGATGCGTCTACTGGATCTCAGGCAACGAGCGGTCAGGCGCTAGTAACAAACGTAGCCATCACGGAAGCCAACCAGCAAGAAAAATCCTTCGTCTGCGGCGGGTACAACGGCGGCTACTACGCCATGATCGACGTTATGCGCGCCGCAGTGGATGTGTTCAACAACACAGGCGTTTCGCTTTCTTCTGCTCGCGGGGATATGTCCGCTGGCATGACATCCCCGCAGGGGGAAGGATATTTGTGCGGCGGCTCGAACAGCGGGCCTTACGTCAATTCAATCGAAGGGGTGTCGCTGTACTCGGAAACAACACACTCCCTTGCAGCGGTACTTTCTGGCAACAGGGGCGCAATAGCTGGCGTATCGAGCGCGACAAACGGGTACACGATGGGCGGCGTTGAGTCGCTGGATGTTTCGACGATCGATCGCCTTTCGTTTGGTACGGAAACGCTTGCTACGCTTTCCGCCACGCTGCCGGTGGTAAATGCTTCGCAAACTGCTGTTTCGTCATCGACTAAGGGTTACGCACTCGGCGGCTACGACTTCCCTTCTGTGTACGCCTCGGCGGTGGCGCTCACATTCTCGACGGAAGCAACGGCAACCCTTTCAGCGGTGCTTTCTGTGGCTAGATACGCAGGAAGCGGACTCAGTTCGTCTACGGCCGGCTATTGCGCGAACGGGATGGGGGCAAGCGCAGTGCAGAACGTAGTGGATAAGCTCACCTACTCGTCCGAGGTTATGTCGACCACGGCGGTCATGCCGACATATCGCAGGTACGCAGCCGGCATCAGTTCGTCGCTGGCTGGCTATTCGTGCAGCGGAAACAACACGGGTTCGGCTTTGACCACCATCGGCAAACTTCTGTTTGCGACAGATGCTACGTCTTCGTCGTCTGGCTCGATCGCAACCGGCCGCACCTCGCCAACGGGGCTATCCTATCCGAGCGCATATCCAGCGAAAGAGGCGGCGAACGCGACGGCTTCTGGTAGCTCTCCGGGCATTGCTGAGGAGTCCGCGAATGGAACCGACGCGGCAAACGGCATTGCAACTATGTATGGAGCACATACAGCCTCTGCTACCGCTGCTGCATCGCATGACGCAACCGCGTTGTTCGTATCGGCAATATCAAATGCTGCATCTGCCGCAGAAGCGATCAGTGCCACGGCAGGGTTCGCTTCTTCCATCGCCGAATCAGGTTCCGCGGCGGACGCAAAGACGCTTTCGTACCTGGCTGTGGCGACGATCACAGAGGCGGTTACTTCGTCGGCAACCCACGATGGAACGGTCTACACACTGCTTTCGGTCGGCGTTACCGAGGCGGCGACCGCACAAGATTTACCTGCGGCGGTTATGGCGACGGCGGCAGCGATCATTTCAGCCGCCGCGGCGGCAGCGACAGCGGACGGTCAGAATGCAATCGGCGGTGCTGCGCAAGGATCGACTACCGCCACGGCAGCACAGGACGCACTAAACGCTGCGGTTGCTTCGTCCTCCGAAAGCTCCACGCTGGTCGATACCGCGACTGGTGGCCTGGAATATACATCGGCGGCAAGCGACGCGGCAGCAGCGAGCAATGCTCAATCTGCGCAGAGAGACAGCGCCCGTGGCGTTTCTGAGTCTGCTTCTGCCACGGCGACACCCAGCGCACGCAGCACCATCGTTACTACGGTACTGGCCGGCGCAGACGGTCAGGCGACACCTTCGGCAGTCCTCGCGGCGGTCGCGGCAAAGACCGAATCGGCAGCAGCGACAAGCGCGGCAACCACGCATGCGTTCTTCGTTGTCGACTACACCGGGGTAGCGGCGGCGGCAGACATTCTTTCAGCGGTATCGAACCTACCCGTTCTGGTAAATGAGCAGGCGCACGCGGTCGATTTCGTTGTTGTCGCGCCGTGGGGAGACCTCCTGCCCGGCGCCGTCCGTGTGTATGTCGGGTATCGGCAAGACATAGTGGTTGCTGGCGCGAAGTCGATGCTGGTTGCGACAGGAGAAGAATCAGCGATAGCCGCCTCCGGTGAGCAATCGGAAGTCAAGCCGGCCGGGGAAAAACAGCAAATCGCGCACACAGCAGACGAACTTGGCTCGATAGCCACGACCGGAAAAGAGAGCGGAAAGGTGAGCAGTGGGCGCTGACAAAGACAAAGACTTCAACGCGCTTCCCATTCGCAGCGGCGAGGCACAGGGTAAAAGCACAGAGAATCGCTGGCTATCTGCCCTTGGTCCTGAGCGCGTTGATTCCTTTGCGACAAAAATCCAGATCGGCCCGGACGGAACAACGACCATGCTGCGCACAAAAGGCGGGTTTCCTGAATTCACTACGGATAGCCCCGAGCCAGAGGAAGATAGCTGGCCGGCAATAGTGTTTGCGTTTCCTGAACATGAGTTTGAAGGCGACGGAACAATAGCGACAACGACGCCCGGAACGATTATCAAAGCCTCGCCAAAGCTGTTGGGCAAGTACCTCCCGCGCGGCGCTGGCTTGAACAAGCCCATGCCAGCCACGCCTACCCCTGCGAGTGGCCGATCCAAAGATACGCCGGTTGATGTTTTTCAAGCTGATGGACGAGGCAAGTGGATCGGTGTTGTCCGCCGGCATAACGGCGCCATAGTTGGCCCCGACAAATTTACCAACTACGTTTGGTCAGGAACAAAAGCAACGGCGAGCGTCGACTACGTGACGGAGGAATACTACTTCATGCGGCACGTCGGGTCGTGTCGTATATCCGGGGTTCGCAAAGACTTCTTCGTGGAAGATCGACCATTTACCCTGGGTGCCACATCATTTTTGCGGCAGAAAGCGTATGCCATCACAAACGCCGGGGGCGTAGCTACAGTAACGCCACTCCCTGATTTTCCGTTTGTCACTGACCGGGCGTATTTTTACAGCGGCTGCGGTTTCGTGGCGCCCGACAGGCCCGCCATCCTGCTGGCAGAAACGCCAGGCGACGATACGATGCTTCTCAAGCTGTTCGTGCTCAACGGTGGAGGGTGGGATGCCTACAACGTGTCTGCGTGCATGCCGGGCCATGATGGCGGTTCCTGGAACTACGACGGCGCCAACGTGATCCCGATAAGCAGCACAAAGATACTTGTCGGCCCCAAGTGGTCTTACCCAAGGGTGGGCGACCTCTGGTACAAAAACGGATACGGCGTGCTCGACACAAGTACCGGCGTGACTACGGCCATAATGTCGTATGACTTGACGGTTTCAGAGCCACGGGCACTTGACTTGTACCAGTTTGAAGCGCAGTCGTGGGTAGAGAGCATTACCGCGTGGCCGAGGGTCAGCCCGTTCAATACGCACTTCCCGATTGGCAGGAGTCTGAGGTACACCACGAACGGAGGCAGCACGTTCAGCGACTTTACGACTGCGTGGGGAACCGGGCTTCCCTACGGAATTGAATTCGCCGCAGCGGTTTCGGCCAAGCCAAACGGGGATTTTTCAGGAATTGGTTTTGTTGTTCCGATTGGGTACTCGATAGACGGTAACGGGATGTACCTTTTTAGCGAAACGATCAGAACGACTGACGACATGGCTACATTTACGGCAGCCAGCCCGACTGTTTTTGAACTTACGAGAGAGTGGGGGGTTGGGTTCTTTGCGCTTGGTTCCGTAGCTACACCATCCCCTATTGATGTCGTATGCCCGTGGCGCCGAGACTCAGCAAAGGTTCCACCGGCCTACTGGTACGCGTGAAAGGAAAAACATGAAAACTCAACCTATCGGCCCGTTTCTCGGGATTAACAATCGCCTTCCAGACTTTGCGCTCGCTGTGCGCGACAAAGGAAACTGGCTGCGCGATGCGGTCAATGTCGATATTGACAACGCCGGTCGGGTTCGTCGCCGTGCCGCCGTAACCCTGGCGCACGCCATGAGCAATGCCGACTCGCTATATCTGACCAGCGACACCGCCGGATACCTTCGGCGCGGATCGGCAATCTACGCGATCGCTCTGCCAACCTACGCCGAAACGCTGTTCAAGGTTTTGTCCGCCGATGCACCGCTCAGTTGGGCTGAGTACAACGGTTCGCTTTACTATTCCAACGGCACGGACTCGGGGCGGATCGAGAACGGGGTAGCCTACCCGTGGGGAATGGCGACGCCGAACGCGCCGACCTGTTCATCCATTCCCGGCGATCTCCATGCCGGAACGTACCAAGTGGCAGTCAGCTACTCGAACAGCACCACGGGCGAAGAGGGCGGAATTTCGGCATCGAGCAATCCGTCACTGTCGGCCATTGGCGGAATCCGCGTCACACTGCCCGGCGCGTCATCTGGAGCTACGCACGTCAATGTCTATCTATCGACGGTGAATGGGTCAATCCCGATGTGGATTGGTAGCTACGCCATCGGCACGGCCAGCGTTGATATTGCCACAGAGCCAACACGGTTGCGCGAGAGCAATGGGCGCTTCGAGCAGCCGCTTCCAGCCGGTACGCAGGTATTCCTGGCGAACGGTCGTCTTTGTTCTGTATCTGGGAACCGCATCAACATCGGCGAGCCGGCTAGGCCGGGTTACTACATCCCGATTGACGGACGGCAGCGCACGGAAGGAACGGCACCAGATTACGGCTATGTCACCTTTCCGGCCAATGTCGATCTGGTTGTTCCCACGCAGATGGGCGTCTATGTGGCTTACGGAAACATCACGCAGTTCTTTGCAGGAACCGACTTTGCCAGCGTTGAACTGGTCAAGGATGTGCTTCCCTACGGCGCGATCCCAGGAACGGCCTTCGTCGTTCCGCACAAGGAAAACCCACTGGTCGGCTGGTTCGGGGCGCACGGTGTTGTGTTCGGCGATCCGCAAGGCCAGGTCAAGGACATGATGGTGGATAACATCGACCTGACGCCGCCCGCCTCTGGAACTTTGGTCGTTGTTCAGTCAGGTGGCTTCCGTCGCGTCGTGTCATGTGGCTGGTGCCTGAATCTCGAAAACGGCGCCGCAACGCGCTACGAAGATTGGCCGGTTACGTCTTCTTCGCGTAGTTACGCCACGATGCCTGACGGACTTTACCTGTTGTCTGGAACCGGCAAGGTGGATGCCCACGTTGATCTTGGAAAGAACGATTTCAGCGGAGAGAACCTGAAAGCGATGCCGGCCTGCTATCTTGGCGCCGCATCCGACACGCCGATGGAATTGCGCGTTACCACGCCTGACCATGAAGACTATCGCTACGAGGCGCGATCGAGTTCAACCGACTTGCGAATCCAGCGCGTTGATGTGGGCAAGGGGCTACGGGCCAATTGGTACGACCTTTCCATTTACAACACGGATGGTTCTGATTTCATGCTGGCCTCGGTCAGCTTTGCGCCGGTTGCTTCCGGCAGGAGGATTTAATCATGTCATATGGACTACCACTAGACCTCGGCGCCACCCTTCCGCCGGAGGTAATGGAAAACGCCGGGGTGATCGCGTTCGAGGCCGCCATCAATTCGACTTGGGATTTGGGTCTCGACAATCGAACCAAGACGATGGACAAGATCACGGACATCGTTGCGGATCTGAAAGACAGCCTGAATACGCCGGTAATGACGGCCGAAACACTGACCCCGGCTACGGTTTCCGAGCCGCTGGTCGACATACCGACATCGGTTACGTCAGCAGATATTTACGCAGAATTTGAGGCGCAGTATCTCGACCTCATCACGGTTTTTGAGGCCAAGATCAACAGCTTCAAGACGACTTATTTCCCGACCGAGCAAGCGACATACACCCTGGCGGAGAACTGGCTGTCTGCCGCTATCGCCAACCCCAACGTCGGGCTTCCGCCGTCCATTGCTGCTCAGATTTGGGGCGATGATTCGGCAAGAATACTGTCTGACCTTGGACGAGCCAGTGATTCGACGGTCGCTTACTTTGCTTCGCGCAGGCTACCGATGCCGGCGGACGCCGCAGTGAGTTCTGTCCTCCAGCTACAGCAGAAAGCGCAGGACTTGCAGGCTGAATCAAGCCGCAAGGTCGCCATCATGTCGGTAGAAATGCAGAAGTGGATCGTTGAAAAGATTCTCAGCCTTCGGGAAATGGCGCTCAAGTCGATCCTCGATTTCGTCAAGGTCGATGCGATGGGGCCGGACATCGCCAGTCGTTTGGTGCCGATTGGCTACGACGCGCAGAGCAAGCTGATTTCTGCGGTTTCCGCGTACTACAACGCCAGGACAGGCGCCGCCGAACTGACGTTCAAGGGAACGCAGCGCAACGCCGACATGGCACAGGATGCCAAGTCACAAAACCTGAAATCGGAAATGATGATGGTGGAGGAGTGGGTTAAGGCCATTCTGACCGAAGTTCAAACCATGTCGCAGATGGCTACCGCCCTGTTCAACAACATTCACATGCAGTCTTCGCTGGGTGTGTCGAACAGCAAGAGCGTTTCGCAGCAGGTGTAGGCGACGCAGAATCAATGGGGGCGCCTTCGGGCGCCTTTTTCTTTGTCTATCTTTCGTCCGAATGGTGGCTGGCGCCTGAAAATCACTCAATCTTTGTGATCTTCTTTGGGTGTCCACTATGGGTAAAAAAGCCAAGTGTTTAGCTGATGGTGGGGTGATTGGCGGCGACGGCCTGACCGATGCGCAGCGTGCAAAAATCAATGGCGCCCGTGCCAGTCTTGGTATTAGCGATGCTCCGCCTGCTGCGCCGCAGCCAGAACAAAGGCAGCAACAAGCGCAAGCGTTGCCGCAGCAGCAAGGCATAGGCGCCGGAATTGTCGGGATCCTAAAGGGGCGACAGCAGCAGATCGACAAGGCGGCTGGCTATGCTGCTGGCGGCATCATCAACGACGCAGCCGAGTATTGGGCGAACGACAACGCGGAATTCGAGAAAACCAATCCCGGCTTTGTTGATCGCGTTATCCGTGGCGTCAATCCGCTGACCGGGTTTGGCTCGGCAATGGGTGCGATGCACACAGCCGCAGGAAACGGCGACATTCCCGGCATGGCAATGGCCGGCATTCAGGCTATCCCGGCGGTCGGTGTGCTTCGCGCTATACCGGCAGCCGGCGCAATGAAGGCGTCTGTCGCGCCCAGTCTGGCCAAAACAGCCGGTGCAGTTGCCGGTGGCGCCGTGGCAAACGCGGCTGCTGACGAATACCAAAAGCGCGCAGACAAGAACTATCAGGCTGGCGGCATCGTGCGGGGCAAAGGCGGCGTCGACAACGTGCCCATGGAAATCAGCGGAACCAAGGTAAATCTTACCGGCGGAAAGTTGCCGGAAGCGGTGCTACCAGGAAAGACCGTGCAGGCGCTCGGCGGGCCGGCCGCAGTCGAATCGCTGATCGAGGCGACCAACGGCAAGCCGCCGGTCAGAGATGGCCTCAAGGAAGGCGGCAGCTACGCCGATGGCTTGGTAATCGACGAGAACGATCCGAGACTGAAACCATTTGGGCCGCCTGTTCCGTCGCTTGGTTCGGGGCTCTCGGGTATGTCGCGGACGATTGCCTCGTCTGGCGTTGCGCCATATCAGGCAGTTGGCCAAGGCCGCGACACGAACGGCACCATCACCGCCGAATCGGCGGCGGCAGCAGCCGGCAATCCGATGAACCGGTCGGGCGGAATTTCTGGCGGCATCGACATGGCCGGCGTCAATGGCATCCTCGCCCGCGAGAACAAGGCGCGCGGCGAGATGATCGATTCGATGGTCAAGGCCAACGGCGGGAATGGCGTCGCAATTTCTCAATCGGAAGAAACCCTTCCTGGTGGAATTTCAGTAAGGGACTGGAACGACCGCGTTTCGTCCGGGTTCAACACAGGCATGACACCAAGCCAAAAGGCAGCATATCTTGCACAAGAGGGCGGCCAAAACATCCAGGCTCGCGGCCAGGACTTGGCAAGCCAGCAAGCCATGGTGAGAGATACGATTACTGCGCGTGGCCAAGACTTGCAGAACGAACGCGCTGCTGCCCACGATAAAGTCATCATGCGCGGCCAGGATATATCCGGGGCCAATGATGCAATTCGCGCCGGCATTGACCAGAAGCGGCTTGGCATTGTCGAGGCCGACAGCAAGCGCGCCGGCGACAAATGGGGAATCGAGCGCGGCATCCTGCAGGGGCAGGCAGCAGATGCCGAGGCGGTGCGCGGCGCCCGCGCCGAATTGAATGCGGCGCTGGCCTCCGGTGATCAAGCCAAGATCGAAGCAGCCAAGGCGAAGGCCACGGCAGCCGGAATAAAGTTCGAGCGTCCGAACAACGAATTCTCGGCCGTTACCGACCCGATGGGAACCAATATCACGCGCGTCAACAAAGACACCGGAGCCATCGACATCATTGATCCGAAGACGGGAAAGATGAACAGCATCGCGGCGCCTGGCGCACAACCAGCGGCAATTCCAACGCCAGACAAGCGAGAAATCGGCAAGGTCTATCAAACCCCGAAAGGCGCTTTAGTGTGGCGCGGTAATGGCTGGGAGGCCGCAAGGTAATGGCAAAACTTTTTTCTGACGACGATGTTTTCGGTGGCAATGGCGGATCGCTTCTTTCTGATGACGATGTTTTCGGATCAGAAGGAAGCAACAAGGGAATAGTCGACACCATCAAGCAAGGGCTTGGCGATATTGGAACCAAGCTCAATATCGGAACGACCGTCGACATACCAGAACAGGTTTCCGGAATAAACGCGCTTGCGCGCCGGTTGTCTCCTTCTGGAGTTGTTTCAGAGCGTGTCATTCCTGATTTCATCAAGGCGGCACGCGGAGGCGTTGAAGAGCAGGCGCGAGGACTGGTTGATGATCGGCGCAAGTCGCTTTCGTCTGAACTGTCTCCAGAGCAGACGGCAGCTGACAACAAGAAGTATTTTTCCGATGACGCTTCGTGGAGCAACATCACGAAGGATGGAATTACCGCAGCGCCGGGCAAGATTGCCGATCTGGCGACCAGCGGAAAGCTGTTTGGAGAAGGGTGGTCTGATTGGCGCAAGCCGCTTGGCGGTGCGGCGCAATCTCTGCCGTCGTCGGCATTGATGATGGTTCCGACCGCTGCGGTTGCTGGAACGGCAGCAAAGACGGCGGCCGGCGAGGCGATCGCCGCCGGGCTTGGCGAGCAGGCCGCAGCAAAGGCAGGCGTTGTAGCCGCCGAGCGCACGGCCATGGTTGCCGGCGGGCTGTCTGAGGGCGCGCAGGGCGCCGGCTCTGCCTATGAGCAGACCCGGCGTACGGTCATGGAAATGCCAATCGACAAGCTGAAAGATTCTCCATTCTTCCAGAAGCAACTGGCGGCGAATGGCGGCGATGTGGCGGCCGCCAGAGCCAAGGCTGCAGAAGAGGCAGGAACAGCGAGCGCCGGCGGCGCCTTCTGGTTCGATGCACTATTCGGTGCGCTTGGCGACAAATACATCGGCACGGCAGCGGCCGGAAAGGGAACGCGCGGCGGCGCCGTTATGCGTGGCGCGGCACAGGAAACGCCTACTGAGTTCATTCAGTCCGGCGGCGAGAAGGCTAGCGAGAATCTGGCCATCAAGCGTTTCGCAGATCCCAATCAGCCGCTCATGCAAGATGTTGGCGAAGAGGCGGTCGGCGGGGCGATGTCCGGCGGCCTGATGGGGGCTGGCATGGGCGGCGCCTTCCATCGCAGTTCGCCGACTGTGCCGCAACTCCCTGACACCGGCCCGCTATCGCGCAGCGCGAACATTGCCCTGCAGACCGGCGCCGCGGCAACTGCGGATTCGATTCTCGGGATGCCGGCCGCCGACCAGGAAACAGCGCAGGCTGCGCAGGACATCGCGCCGAAGAGCGCCAGCGCACTGGATCGTGTCGTCGCTATCGATCAGGAACTGCAAAGTGCAACGCCAGAGCGGGCACCGGTGCTGCAGGCCGAGCGCGACATGATTACCGCAGCCTGGCCGGCGGCGGTTGCTGGTGCAGAAACATCGTTTTCGACAGAATCAGGCGCCCGTATCACTGCGTCCTATGCGCTGATGGATGCCGGCGATCTGACGACCAGCCACGATGAGAAGCTGAAACCGTCTGCTGCCTATCCGCAGGAAATGCAGCCGCGTGCGCGCGACCGCGCCGCATCCGAGTTGCAGATTTCCGGGATCGCCAAGCGGCTGGATCCCGCCCGCCTGGGTGAGTCAGCCGATGCTGCCACCGGGGCGCCGATCGTCGGCGCCGATGGCCTGGTCGAATCAGGCAATGCGCGCACCATCGCGCTCAAGCGCGTCTATCAGGGAAACCCGGCCAAGGCCGAGGAATACAAGCAGTTCCTGCGTGCCAATGCCGCGCGCTTCGGGTTGACCACGGAAGCGGTCGATGCGATGCCGAATCCGGTTCTCGTTCGCGTACGCCAGACGCCGGTCGACCGCGCCGAGTTTGCCCGCCAGGCCAATGCGCCGACCGTGGCACAAATGAGCCCCAGCGAGCAGGCCCGGGCGGATGCCGAGCGTATCGACACGATGGACGATCTGCGCCCGGACGACAACGGCGATTTCGTTTCCTCCCGTGATTTCATCCGCCGCTTCGTCGGTCGGCTGCCGGGCACCGAGCAGGCTGCCATGATCGACGCCGCCGGCCAGTTGTCGCAGTCCGGCTACGCCCGGGTGCGCAATGCCGTGCTGGCGAAAGCCTACGGCGACTCGCCGGTGCTTGGTCGCATGGTCGAGTCGATGGATGACAACCTGCGCAACGTGGGCCGCGCTCTGATGCAGGCCGCGCCGGAGATCGCCAAGCTGCGCCAGGACGTGAGCGAGGGCGCACTGTTCGATGCCGACATCACGCCCGACCTGCTGGCCGCCGTCGAAGAGCTTTCCCGCATCAAGGATGCCGGCCGCTCCGTGTCCGACTACATGGCGCAGTCCGCCATGTTCGGCGACGCCATTTCGCCGGAGGCGCGCGATCTACTGCAGTTCCTCGCCGACAATATCCGCCGTCCGCGCAAGATTGCCGAGTTCATCCAGCGGTCGACCGAAGCCTTGCGCGCCGCCGGCAACCCGAACCAGGGTTCGCTGCTCGGCGAACAAACCGCGCCGGCCAAGCGCGACATCCTCAACGCCGCACAGGAGAAGACCCCCAATGAAACCGAAACTGACCGCGCCGCCGCCGGGAAGCCTGGCCAGCAGTACGGAGCCGGAGCTGCCGCCGGCAATGAAGCAACTGGCCGCCAAGCTGACGGCCAGCGAGCAGGGCCGCAAGGCGACCGCCGCGGCGCTCAAGGCAATGAAACGTCGCGGGAGCTAGGCGCCAATCAGGCCGCGCTTGAACAAAGCTCGGTCAATATGATGGCGTACCAAATTCTAAACGCCGACCCGCTTAAAGATGGTGACGCCCCGCTTGAAAAAGACGACGCGCTGTTTGAGCTTGATGTGCTTCGCCAAAGGGCTGAAAAAGGAAAGCTGACAGCAGAGGCGTTTGCGCAGTCAGGCATTGCTGCGCGCCTTGATACGGCGCAAGTAATGAGGATTAACGCGCAGATCAAGGCCGGAGATTTTTCGTTTATTCAAGCAATTCAAAACAGGATCGAGGGCAAGGAGGCTGCCGCGGTCAACACCGAAACCGAGGCAAAAACCGAATGGGTAGCCTTCCCGCCTGAAACCGGCACGCTCGGCATTCCCCGGGCGGAAATGCCACAGGTCAAGGGCGACAGCCGCGGCGCCCTGGTGCAGTTCCTCAAGGCGCGCGGCATCGACAACGAGACGAACGAGAGCGTTCCGGCCGACAGCCTGCGCCCGACGCAAGCCGAGTTCTCGACCAAGAAGGCCGAGAAGTGGGGCGAGGCGCGCGATGGCGCCGACCGCTCGATCCTGGCTTCATCCGATGGCTTCATTCTCGACGGGCATCATCAATGGGTCGCCGGCCTGGCCGCAAAAGAGCCGGTCAAGGTGATCCGCTTCAATGCGCCGATCGACAAGCTGCTGGCCGAGGTCTTCCAGTTCCCGAGCGTGAAGCAGTCCGAAGGCGCCGACACTAGCCGGGCCCGGGCGCGCGACGACTTCGACGCCGCCATGGCAGATCTCGGCGCGGTGCTGCGCCAGATCAACCCCGGCGTGCGGATGCTGACGCCGGAAGAGCGCGTCCGGCTGATGCCGACGCTTGTAAAGCTGTTCGAGTCCGGTATCCGCGTCATTGGCCACGACATGAAGGCGCTGGTTGCCGACGTGAAGAAGGCCATGCGCGCGCATGCCGACGAGTTCGTGCGCAAGCACTGGAACAAGATTGACGAAAAGACCTATCGGGAAGCGGCGACGCAGGCGATCAACAACGCGCAGGACGGCGCCGCCGAGCCGGAAGCCGGGCAGACGCTCGACCTGTTCGCCGTGGCCGCCAAGGCGAAGGAGTCCAAGCCGCAAGGCGATCTGTTCGAGATGATGGCGCAGGCCGCGCCGGCGGTTTTCAAGGCAGAGGCGCCGAAGGTCGCCATGATCGACGGCCGTCCTTACGACATGAAGCGCGACAACTTCAAAGCGCCAAAGCCATCTGAGTTCATGGATTCCGGAATTCTCAAGCGCGCCACTGAATACGTTGAGAAGTATTTCAAGGATAAAGCCGAGCCTTACATTTCTCCGGAAGAGCGCGCAAAGGCTGAGTCGTTGCTGACCCCATTGATTGCCCAGGCCGAAGCAGTAAAGGTTGAGTATGACCAGGCTGTAATTGATATAGCCAAACGCTCCGGCGCCATTAGCCAGATGCTTGCGCCTATCAAGGGAATGAAGCGGGAGATTACCAAGCTGGTTAAGGAGGAAAGGTTTGATATTGGCGGCATGAAGGACATGCTGCGCTCAACCATCGTTGTATCAAGCTACGCTGATGCGCAGAAGGTTCTCGATGAAATCGAAGGCGTGTTCGATTTGTTGCGCATGCCGAAGAACCGGACGGGCTCTACCGAGCTTACATCGCGCGGCGTCCAAATCAAGCCAGAAGACCCGGCGATATATGGCGGCTACACCGATGTTCTGGTAAATATACGCATGCCGAATGGCGTCATTGCCGAGATACAAATTAACGTTGCTGAAATGCTTGGCGCAAAAGAGGCGCAAGGGCACAAGCTGTATGAAGCCTATCGAGACGCGCCAAAAGACAGCGCGCTAGGGCTTGAGATTAACCAAGCAATGCAGGAGTTTTATCAGGCTGCTTTCTCTGCAGCCCAGGCCCGCGCGGCTTCTGCGTCGGCAACCAATCCAGAAGGATCATCCGAAAACGTTATTCCGCCGTCTGGCCCGTTGGTCATGCCCGGCCGCGGATCAAGCGTTTCGCCATCGTCCAATAGCTTGAACCAGGCGCCGTCCGGGAACTCAACGAACCAGTCGCCTCCGAAAGTCGGAACAAACCGGCAACCATCGGGGAACTTGTCTGGCAATTTCATTTCAACTACCTCCGAATCCAGTATAGCAGACGGCACAAACACGGCCTATACTGATGACAACGGAAACACTGACGGAGTTGCAAATGAGCAACGTTCAAGCGCTGGTGCGCGACGCACTGATGGACAAGAACCCGTACCTGTTCAGGGTTCTGCAGCAGCACGGGGATCTGAACGAGTTTCTGGCCCAGCGGACGGAAGAGATCAAGGACGCAATCCACAACCGGGAGCGCGAGATCGCGCTGGCGCAGGGGTACAACGAGCTGCTGCAGAGCGACCCGATGCAGGCGGTGAGCGTGATGAAAATGGCCGGCCTGATGGCGCGCGAAGAAGTGTTCGCCGAGCTGCTGGAATTCCCGCAGGACGAGACATCCCCGCCAAGACAGGGCGCAACTACGCTTTCGGCGACGCCGACCTAACCTACGAAGGTAGCTGGCTGGTCAAGGCCCGCCAGAACGTCGAAGCCCTCGAACTTCTCAAGCAACTCGAAAAGGACGGCCGCCAGGCCACGCGCGAAGAGCAGGCGGTGCTCGCCAAGTTCATCGGCTGGGGCGCCTCCGACATTGCCAACAGCCTGTTCGGCGACAAGCTGAACAAGGATGCAGCGGCGATTGCGTCCTATGAGCGCGCAGCGGCCAGCATGGCCGGCAAGGAATCGATCGACCGCTACGCCAGCGGCTATTACGACGCCTACCAGTTGGCGGTCAAGGCCGATCCTTCGGTTCGCTATAGCCTGCCGATCACCCGGGCGCAGCTTGAGAAGGCCAAGCCGGACATGGCGGCGAAGAAGTGGGTTGATCTGCGCGACCGCATCCAGGCGGCGCTGACGCCAGATGAATTGAAAGAGGCGTCGCGCTCGACGCAGTACGCCCACTACACCAGCAAGCCGGTGGTCAAGGCGATGTGGGGCGCCCTGGAGCGCATGGGCTTCAAGGGTGGTTCCATCCTGGAGCCGGGCGCCGGCATCGGGGTTTTCCCCGGGCTGATGCCGCAGGGCATGGCGAACAATTCGATCTACACCGGCGTCGAATTCGATTCGATCACCGGCGGCATCCTCAAGCAGCTATTCCCGGACGAGCGGATCCTGGTCGAGTCCTTCATCGACTCGAAGCTGCCGCCTGGTTTCTACGATGTGGCGGCCGGCAACCCGCCGTTCAACAACACGGCGATTCTGTCCGACCCGAAGTACAAGAAGTTCGCCTTCGCGCTGCACGACTATTTCTTCGCCAAGTCGGTCGATAGCGTGAAGCCGGGCGGCCTGGTCATGTTCGTGACCAGCCGGTACACGATGGACAAGTTGAACGACAAGGCGCGCGCCTACCTGGCCGAGCGTGCCGATTTGGTTGGTGCCATCCGCTTGCCGCAAACCGCGTTCAAGAAGAACGCCGGCACCGATGTCGTTACCGATGTGCTGTTCCTGCGCAAGAAGGTCGACGGCGAAACGTTCGAGCATGCGCAGCCGTGGGCTAAATCGGTGCCGATGCAGGTGGGCAAGAAGAGCTTCCCGGTCAATGAGTATTTCCACGCACACCCGGAAATGGTGCTCGGCACCCCGAGCGACAAGGGAAAGATGGCCAATTCTCCGGAGCCGCAATACACGGTCGAGCCGGTTGCCGGCGACATCGATGCGCTGTTCGAGAAGGCTGCGGCCACGCTGCCGGCCAACATATACAAGGCCGAGCGCGGATCGTCGGCAGAAGCCGCTGCGGTGCGCGAGATCGATTTCAACCCGAAGGCGCAGAAGGAGGGCAATTTCTACATCACCGATGCCGGCGTGCTGATGCAGCGCGAGGGCGGCGTCGGCATGCGCGTCGAGGAAAAGCACCAGAAGAACGCCGAAGTCATCAAGGATTTCGTCGTGCTGCGTGATGCGCTCAAGCAGGCGCACTACGACCAGTTGAATGATGGCGATTGGGAAACCTCCCTGGCCAGCCTCAAGAAAGCCTACGCCGCCTTCGTGGAGAAGAACGGCCGCGTCAATCAATTCACGGAAATGAAGCGGACGGTCAAGGCGACCAATCCGGATACCGGCGAAACCTTCGACGACGAACGCAGCTACAAGAAATTCACGCTGCTGAACAAGATCGACGACGATCCGGATTACTCGCTGGTGATGGCGCTCGAAACCGTCAATGACGAAACCGGCGCGATTTCCGAAAGCGCTTTCCTGTCTGGCCGTGTGCTGGGCAAGCCGGCACGGCCGGCGATCGACACGCCGACCGATGCTTTGCTTGCGGTGCTCAACGACATCGGCCACGTCGACATCGATGCGGTGGCTGACCGGATGGGGATGGATCGCGCCGAAACAATCGACGCGCTGGGATCGATGATCTATGACGACCCGGCTGCTGGCTGGGTAATGGCTGACGAATACCTGTCCGGCAACGTCAAGAAGAAGCTTCAGGCGGCACAGGAAGCGGCAAAGAGCGACCGCCGATACGAGCGCAACATCGAGGCGCTGCTGGCGGTACAGCCGGCACCGGTGCCGCCATCCGACATTACCGTTGCGATCGGCATGAACTGGATCCCGGCCGCGACCTATGAGCAGTTTCTGAAAGAGAAAACTGGCATCACCGCCAAGGTGCATTACAACGAGCGCACCGGTCAATGGGCGGTCGAGGCATCATCCGGCTACGCCACGCTCGCGGCGACGCAGGAATGGGGCACGCCGCGGCGCTCGGCCGACGATATTCTGCTGGCCGCCCTGACCGGGGCTCCGATCCGCATCACGGAAACCGTCAAGGAATCGGGCGGCGGCACGAAAACTGTTTTCCTGGCTGACGCAACCGAGTCCGCAAACCAGAAGCTGGCGCAGATGCGCGAAGCCTTCCGCGATTGGATCTGGCAGGACGGCGGTCGCGCCGACAAGCTGGTGGCGCGCTACAACGACCTGTTCAATACCATCGTTCCGCGCGCATTCGATGGCCAGCACCTGACCCTGCCCGGGGCGTCGACGCACTGGCAGAAGTCGGCATTCCCGCACGTCAAGCGCGGCGTCTGGCGTATCGTGCAGTCGGGCAATACCTACCTGGCGCATGCGGTTGGCAGCGGCAAGACGGCGCAAATGGTGATGTCGGCCATGGAGCAGAAGCGCCTCGGCATGATAAAGAAGCCGATGATCGTCGTGCCGAACCACATGCTGCAGCAGTTCGCCCGCGAATGGCAGGAGATTTACCCGGCCGCCCGGCTGATGGTGGCCGACGAGAAGAATTTCCACACCGAGAACCGGCGCCGCTTCGTCTCGCGCGTGGCGATGTCTGACCTCGATGGCGTGGTCATCACGCACTCGGCGTTCAAGTTGCTCGACCTCGACCCTGAGTACAAGCAGAAGATGATCGAGCAGGAACTGGATTACCTGCGCGCGGCATTTGAAGAGGCTGGAGGCGACCCCAAGGATTTGAATTCGGCCGGGGGATTTGGCGTGCGCAAGAAGAGCGGAAGCCGCGACCCGAAGATCAAGCAGATCGAGTCGAAGATCGAGAAGATGGAGCAGAAGCTGGAAGCCGCGATGTCCGGCGCCGGCAAGGACAAGAACGTTCGTTTCGACCAGATGGGCGTCGACATGGTCTACGTCGATGAAGCCCATGAATTCCGTAAGCTGGCCTTTGCCACACAGCGCCAGGTCAAGGGCATCGATTCGTCAGGTTCCGATCGCGCCTTCGATCTGTGGATGAAAACCCGCTGGCTGGAAGAGAAGAATCCAGGCCGCTCGCTGGTCATGGCGTCCGGTACGCCGGTGACGAACACGCTGGCCGAACTCTACTCGGTGCAACGATTCATGGCCCCGGCCGTGCTGGAAGAGCGCGGGCTGGAAGAGTTCGATGCCTGGGCGTCGATGTTTGGCCAGGATCACACCGAGATCGAGGCCGATGCCTCTGGAAAGTACGCCCCGGTGACGCGCTTCTCGAAGTTCGTGAACGTGCCTGAACTGACGCAGATGTTCCGTGAGTTCGCCGACGTGCTGACTTCCGACCATCTGGCGGCGATGCTGGGCGACAAGCGGCCGAAGGTACAGGACGGCTCGCGCAAGATCGTCATCACGCCGCAGACCGGCGACTACCGCGCGTTCAAGCAGGAACTGGCCGAGCGTCTGGCTGTGTCGCGCGCCTGGAAGCCGAGCCGCGACGAGCCCAACAATCCAGACCCGGTCATCAAGATCATCGGCGATGGCCGGCTGGCGGCGATCGACATGCGTTTCATTGACCCGTCTCTGCCGTCCGACCCGGATTCCAAGCTGAACCGGATGGCCGACGAGGTAATCCGCGTCTTCAAGGAAAGCGCGAATATCGAGTACAAGGACAAGGCCGGGCAGGTCGAGCCGAACAAGGGCGCCTCGCAGATCGTTTTCTCCGACCTCGGCTTTGGTGCCGGCGTCGCCGAGAATCGCGGCTTCAACGCGCGGGCCTGGTTCGAGAAGCGCCTGCGGGATGCCGGCGTGCCGGCCGCGCAAGTCGCTTTCATGTCCGACCACAAGAAGAGCACCGCCAAGCTCAAGCTGTTCAAGGACATCAACGCGGGGCGCGTGCGCATCGTCGTTGGATCCTCGAAGAACATGGGCACCGGCGTCAACGCGCAGCAGCGCCTGATTGCGCTGCACCATCTGGACACGCCTTGGTATCCGGCCGACCTGGAGCAGCGTGAAGGGCGCATCGTGCGCCAAGGCAACAAGAACAAGCTGGTTCAGCTTTACGCCTACTCGACCAAGGGCAGCTACGATGCCGTGATGTGGCAGATGCTGGCCAGCAAGCAGCGGTTCATCGATCAGGCACTGTCCGGCGATTCGTCGGTGCGTTCGATCGATGATCTGTCCGAATCCTCGCAATTCCAGATCGCTACGGCGATGACCTCGGACGACGAGCGCGCCATCCAGTTGGCCGGGCTGCGCGCCGAGACGGAGAAGCTACAGCGCCTGTACCGTGCCCATGAAGAGCAGCGCATGAAGATGCGCCAGGAGTACGATTGGGCTGGCGAAACGATCCGCATCAACGAGCAGAAGCTGCCCGAGGCGACGAAGGCGGCCGATCGCATCCAGGATCTGAGCGGCGACAGGTTCGCCGCCAAGGCGGACGGCCGTGCGTTCGACGTGCGCAAGGAATTCGGCGAGGCGCTGATGGCGCGCTTCAAGGATTACTCCGACAAGTTGGGCGAGACGCCGGTGAAGATCGGCGATATTTCCGGCTTCGACATCATGGCCATGGGCCGCGCCGGGCAGGGCAACGGCTACCAGGCCGGCGTCGTTCTGGCGCTTCCCGAGCCGGTGCTGCTGACCGAGGCCGCGACCGCTGACCCGGTAGGCGTGGCGCTCAAGGCGACCAACGCCCTGGCCAACCTGGCACGCCTGCCGGCGCAGATGCGGCAACGCATTACCGAGGCGCAAGCCAAGCGCAACGCACTGGAAGCGCGCATCACGGCGCCGTTCCCGATGGCGGAAATGCTGGCTGACAAGATCAAGGAAGCCAGCGATCTGGAAGCCGCGATGCTGGCTGACCAGAACAAGCTGACCGGCATCGAGCGCGAGCAGCAACTGGAAGACGAGTGGCAGAAGAAGACGGGGGCGATTACGCCGATGTTCTCGCGCCGCAAGCAAACCGAGACGCCGGAGTTCAAGGCGTGGTTCGGCGAGAGCAAGGTGGTGGATGCTGATGGCAATCCGTTGGTGGTCTATCACGGGACGCGGTTTGATAAGTCCGGTGGCATCGAAAAGTTCAAGGTTCCCGCTTTCTTTGGAACAAGTCCGGTCACGGCAGACCTGATGTCAGGCGCAGCCGACCTTGGGCGCGTCATTTCGGCAGAGAAAAGTATCGGCAAGGCGCTCAAAAAGAGCGCACTGAATGAATACTTCGGCGGCGGGAAGTTTGGCGGAACCTACCCCGTGTATTTGTCGCTGCAGAACCCGAAGCAACTAGACGGCCAGCGCATCAAGTGGCTGTCGTTTGAGAAGGGCGACCCGCAACGCGAAAGGCTTGTTGCGGAACTTGTTGCCGGTGGACATGACGGGGCTTACTCAACTGACGCGTCTGGCGGAGTTGCCGGAACGGAGTATGTTGTTTTGCGGCAGGAGCAGATCAAATCCGCCATCGGCAACAACGGCCAGTTCGACCCCGCGAACCCGAACATCAACTTCTCCCGCGGTAACGGCGCCGGCATGGCCCTGCGCGATCTGTCGGCCGTCGCCGATCGTGTCGCCCGGCGCTTAAAGAATCTGCCCAAGGTGCATGTGCTGGAATCGCCGGCCGCGCTGTCGAGCAAAGACCCGAGCCAGAAGTCGCTGCGTGACTTCATCCGCAAGGCCGGCGCCTGGGAGGATGTCGAAGGCGCGACGCACGAAGGAGAGATTTACCTGTTCGCCTCCGGCCTGGCCGACGAGGCGCGCGCCGAGCATGTGCTGGCAGTTCACGAGGTGACGCACTACGGCCTGCGCGGCGTGGTAGGAAAGTCGCTGGATGCGGCGCTGCAGGATGTGTGGGCGATCAATGCCAAGGTGCGCAAGGCGGCCGCTGCTGTCCGCGAGCGCAACGGCCTGACCTCGAACATCGAGGCGGTTGAGGAAGTGCTGGCCGACATGACGCCGGGCGAACTGGTCAAGCTGGTTGGTTGGCGCCGCGTCGTCAAGGCGATGCGCGACTGGCTGGCGCGTGCCGGGTTCGATCGACTGGCCGCCCGCTTCGACGGTTGGATGAAATCCGGCCTGGGCGAGCAGGAACTGGCCGACCTGATGGTAGCCGATCTGGTGACGGCCGCCCGGGAGTGGGTGCGCTCCGGCAAGGGAAAGCCCTACATGGACGGAACCGTGCTGGCTGATGGTTCGCTGGCCGAGGATGCGGCAGCACAGGAGAAGTGGCTGACGCGCGAAGCTAAGGAGCGTCGCTACGCCTCGGTCGACGAAATGGCCGAGAAGAACCCCAAGGCGTTCGAGAATCTGGCGAAGCTGTGGCGGGATAAACATCCTGCGGATGGTGCTTTGCTGTCGCGCGGACTACAATCGAAATATGAAATACCCGACCAACCACCAGTCGACCGCGTTATCGACGGGGCCGAACTCCAAGCCCTACGCCGCGCTGCGGCTGGCGTGGAGCGCCCCGGCGCCGGCATCACCTTCCGAATCAGAGAAGACGGAACCGCCATCGCTACCGGGCCAAAAGGAACGCGAGTTCCTGAGCGGTATATCCGATTTGCCGACGATCATAGACTGAAGTTCGAGGCGCGGCGCCTGCCGGTTGGCTCCGGAACGAAAGCGCCGGCCATGCCGACCGCCTACCGCGAAAGCGGCGCTCTGTACTTTGGAGAGGTGGCGAGCGCCAGATTCTCGATTGATCGCACCGGAAAAACGCGGTTCTCCCGCAGTTCGCAAACTGCGAACCAGACCACGGCCGCCCAGCGCGCCGAGGAAATCATCAGCAAGCCATCTGCCACCTGGCGCCCGCTCGATGCGGTGATGCGCACGCTATCGACCACGGTTCGCCTAGACCGCCTGACCGGTGCCGTCTATGACCGCGCCGCGCACCTGATCGACCGCATCACGCCGGAGAACATCAAAGCCGGCGTCGTCTCCGACTACGGCATTCCCGAGGCGGTGCTCGACCAGCGCACGGCGATGCAGGGTCGCATGCGGGTACAGATGCGCAAGTCCGGCGAGTTGATCGACAAGCTGGCAACACTGACGCGCGCCGAGAGCCGCGTCGCCTACGAGTGGATGAACAATGCCGACCCGCAGGCACAAGCCTACTTCGAGTCACAACTGCCGCCCGAATCGCTCAAGGTCATGGAAGAGGTCAAGGCCATGATCGACATGCTATCGCAGGAGGCGGTCGCGCTCGGGCAACTGGATCCGGAGGCGTTCAAGCGCAACCGCTTCGAGTACCTGCGCCGCAGCTACATCAAGCACACCACGGAACTGACCAAGGGCGAGACGCGGAGCCGCCAGCGCGCTATTTCCATCATGGGCGACCAGTACAAGGGCCGGGGCATGGCCGATGCGGTCGACATGGCCAAGTTCAAGAATGTGGCGCCGGAGTGGTGGGGCCGCAAGTTGAAAGAAGGCCAGGCCGACAAGGGGCTCAAAGGCGAGAAGTTCATCCGCCTGGAGCGCCGCGCACCGGTGGGCGAGGGCGTCATGGAACTGGCGCCGGCCGCCGGCCCGGGCGAAACCAATCCGCAGAAGAAGGGCAAGCTGTTGGAGGTGGCCTACTGGCCGGCGGGTGAGGCGCTGCCGGCAAAGTATTCGACCTGGGAGCAGTCCGGCACCTGGGAGGTGCGCGACACGAAGGGCGGCAAGCTGATCGTCTGGCGCGACTTCACCAAGCAGGAGCGCGTCGCCATGGGTGAAATCGACGAAGCGCGCTATGCCATCGCCAAGACGCTGCACGGCATGATTCACGACGTTGAAACTGGCCGCTATCTGGAATGGGTTGCACAGACCTACGCCAAGAAGCCGGGCGAGGCGATCGACGGCGAGATTGTCGAAGCCTCGGAGCGCATGCGCGATGTCTTCAAGCCGGGCGAGTGGGTACAGGTTCCGGAAACCAAGATCGCCGGAACCAGCGTGACCAAGTACGGGCTGCTGGCCGGCCGCTATCTGCCTGGGCCGATCTGGAACGACGTGCGGCAGACGGTCGGCTTTCGGTTCAAGCCGCTCGGTGAAACGTACGCCGCTATTCTGGGCGCGTGGAAGACCTCGAAAACAGCCCTGTCGCCTGCCGTGCATACCAACAACGTGATGGCGAACTTCGTGATGGCCGATTGGCACGATGTCACATCCGGGCACATCTTGAAGGCGCTGCGCATCATCCTTGGCGCCAGCCAGCGCGAAGGCAAGGGCATCATCGGGCGCACCGGCAACGCCGTATCTCGGGCTGGTATTGTCGATGCCGAAGCGGCGCGCGAAGTAATCAACCGTTTCCTTGAATCCGGCGCCAACCTGGGCAGTTGGGTGACGGCCGAGCTGCAGAAGGAGCAACTTGAGCCGCTGTTGAAGGCGCTGGAGAATGAAGTCGGCACGGTCGGCCAGACGATGACCGGCCAGGTTGGCGTCATGGTGGCGCTGCAGAAGGCGCTGCAATTGCGCTTCCCGTCAGCCTGGGATGCGTTCAAGCCGACCACGGCTGGCAAGGCGCTGACGACGGAGGCCGGCAACCTGATCGACCTCTACGAAGCCGAGGATCAAGTTTTCCGTCTGGCGGCCTGGTTGCGCGCCAAGGAAGATGGCGCATCTGATCAGGTCGCCGGCAAGGCGGCCCGCCGCTCGTTCCTTGACTACCACATCAACGCGCCGTGGATCCAGGCGCTGCGCAACACGGCCCTGCCGTTCGTGTCATTCACCTACCGCGCCGTGCCGATGCTGCTGCATACGGTGGCCAGGAAGCCGCATAAGGTCATGAAGTTGGCACTGGTGGCCGCGGCGCTCAACGCGCTGGGCTACATGCTGTCGGGCGGCGACGAGGACGACGAGCGCCGGCTGCTGCCGGAAGAGAAGTCCGGGTCGATCTGGGGGGTCGTGCCGAAGCTGATCCGCATGCCGTGGAATGACCAGCATGGATCTCCGGTATTCCTCGACATCCGGCGCTTCGTTCCGGTCGGCGACATCTTCGATACCGGACAGAATCACGCGGCCATTCCGATCCTGCCGTTTGCCGTGCCTGGCGGGCCGCTGGCATTGTTGTCAGAGTTGGTGTCGAACAGGAGCCAGTTCACCGGCCGGGCAATCACGCTGGAAACCGATACGCCGGTCGAACAGGTGTCCAAAGTGGCCGACCATCTCTACAAAGCGTTCGCGCCGAACATCGTTGTCCTGCCTGGAACGCATGCCTGGACGGGCATAGCGAATGCCAGCAGCGGGCGCACCGACGCATTTGGCCGCGAGCAGTCTCCGGTGCAGGCAACGGCTTCGGCGTTCGGTGTGAAGGTGGCTAGCTACCCGCAAGATGTGCTGGAGGTGAATGCAAAGCGCGCCGCGCAGGCGAAGAACATGGAGATTGAGCGCAACATCGAGCAACTGAAGCGCGAATACCGACTCAACGGGATCAATGATGAAGAGTTCAGGCGTCGCGTCGAGGTGCAGAAGGCGAAGAAGATGCGGGTTGTTGAAGATTTGCAGAAGCGGATGGGGGGCGGGTAGCTGCTTGCCCGGTGCCTTTTCAATCGGTATAGTCGCGCACTTGCATAGGGGTTCCCTGCGGGAGTTTTGCGGGGAATCGCTGCCGTCAGTTGATGTCTGTTGCAGCTTATTTGTTTTGGTGATGCGCCGGGCGTAGCCAAAAAATTAATTAAATCAAATGGTTAGTTTTGTATCCGTGCATGGGGTGCAAGGGGTCGCGAGTTCGAATCCCGCCGCCCCGACCAA